GGATCTTCTTCTAAGAAACTAATTGCCTGTGCTAGAAATTCGGCCATATCTTTCCTTCCCTCCTTTTTCCTGCGTTTAATTTTTTCCCAACTTAAACTATACTGAAGGAAGTAGATCAAAGAAATGCAAGATACATTTCAGCTTCCCAATCCTTCTGCGCCGAATCAACGATCAACCACACAAAAAGTTCGCGTTCAGTGTCGCCAAGACTTTATTGTTCAATGTTTACAGCAATTTTATAACGAGCCGGGCGTTTTGGAGAAGGTAGTTCCCATTCTTAAGGGCGAATCACTGATCAGTCTCCGTCTCGTAGATTGGTTTATTACGAATTATGCGAAGAAGAACAATACATCATATGTAATGGGAACAAAGCAATTTCTGGTTCATTTCAATTACAAAAGAGAATTGAAGGCGTACAGCAAGAAGTTATTTGATCCATTCTGCAGGAGGGAGCGGATCATGTTTGAGGCACAGAATCTTCCAGCAATTCTTACAACTGTAGGTCAATTGAATTTTTTCCGGTGGGCAATTGAAAAGAAGATTATTGATTTTATTGAAGAAAACCGAGATGATATTGAGGCAGATATGAATGCTAGTATTAAGGAGCATTACTCCAAGGATAGCAAGAAGCTTATGTCCGGAAGAAGACAGCGCACTGAGCTTTCTCGTTCGGCCATGAAGGTAGTAAATCAACATGAAGTTAGTGTAGTTGTCAGTTTTGACTAATTATTTTTTAGCAGGAGATTTTCTATAATTCATTCCAAAATTATCAAACTTAGGTTTCAATAACTCGTAAGCTTGAAGATTATTAACTTGTTGTTCTTCTGCTTCTGAAGGTGGCAACCAAGAATGTCTAAAATTTCTATCAGTCATTTTTTGTGAGAAGTCAATATATTTTTCACGATTATCTTCTGTGACTGTACCGCGTAGTTCTCGCATGATTTGTCGCGGTTCATTTTGAGCATCCATTGACTGGAGATACGGATTGTCGGTAAAACGACCTGGAAGCTGTGTAACAGCCTGTGGTATTACAGAACCACCGGGACCATTTTGAAGTTCGGCATCTGGAAAGAAAGATTGTGATTGTTTATAATTTCCCACACTTGTACGAGTAGGAATACCTGCCATATCTTGAAAATAAGGTTTTCTCGCATTTTCTTCTGGACTAATTATGCGAGAAGCTGAATATGGCATTGCTTCAAGAATACGACTATTCATAGCGTCACGATTGTTAGGTTCTTGACGAATCCGCAACCCCGGTCCTGATGGTGCTTGATTGGGAATACGTAGGGGAACTCCTTCGTAGACGCTTCCAGTTCTTTCGTCTTTACGGACATTCTGTATTTCTGGTCGTCCAAATATTGAATAATCTACTATTGGACGAGGACCGACTGGATCCCATCGCAGAGAAGCTAATTTCCCTTCTCTTTCTTGGGGATTCAAACCTTTTTTATCCGAAGATGGTCTCATCTGTTCTACCCTAACAAAGTATCGGAATACATTTACAATGCCAGGACGCAAAGAAGGCGCTTAAATCATACTCGTCAATTGAATATAAATGAGTAACTTTCACTATCATATTATTCCATACTCCGCAATGACCGTAAATAAAGATATTCTAGCAAGAGGCGATTGGTCATTATATAAACTTTATTGGAAAACTGATCCTAAACTTCCTAAGGTACTAATTCCCGCTGACCCAAAGAAAGTAATAGGTGAAAAAGGCTGGACGTCCGCTACATTGATGTATAACCCGAAGGAAGATTCTATAAATGATCCATTCGGTTGGAATATTAATACTGGATTGGAAGATTCAATAAAAAAATTGCTACATAGAGCACTTATAAAGCAAAAACAATTGATTGTCTTAGAAACGACAGTGACGACAGTGATGACAGTGACGACAGTCACCTAAAAGCCTAAAGCGTTACTGTAGTAGGGTAAGATGAATCGTGCCAAAACAGTTAAGAAAGGAAAGACCACTATAAATTATTCAGGACCTCAACAGCCGCAATTACCACAAGCAGCAGAGGATCCTTCAATCATTAAGCTTAAAACAACATCTCTAGATTTCCTTTCATCGGTTGAAAAGGGCTTTGACGATTTTTTCGCTAGCGAGAATAAAACAACACTTAGAAAACCATGGATTAAATTGGACCGCGCACTCAAGACAGACAGAATTAGAGAATTTGTCCTAGATTACAAGGACGTAACACCTGAAGAAAGGCAAAGGCTATTGGTAGCATTATCAGCTGCGAATGAAAGGGGAAGTCTGAAATCACGGCTTGTTGTAAATTATAATTCACAAACGTGTAAAATTGATGATATAAAGGGACTCACTGAAAACCAAACAGAAAACGGGAAAACATTCCGGTTAGAACCACCAAGAGCAACAAAACGACGGAGCAAAACAACTCCATCTTCCTTCTCCGGCAAGGAGGGCAAGGAGGAAGTCCCAGCAACTTTGACGGCATCGTAAATGTACCAACTGAAATAAACAATCGCTTAGATGAAATAGGACAAATGTATTCGGATATGTGTCAATGGTTTTCAGAATGGCAAAAGATGGCTACAAGTCCGAATACATTTCCGCTTGACAATTGGGAGCTTGATTATGTGCGAGAAGATATGTGGGATGAATGGATTCAATTGAACCAGCATATTCAACGGAGCGAGAATCAAATAAAAAAGGAAAAAAATATTCTGGATTGCCTCCTTCTCTCACAGAAAAGATGGGCTGAAAAACTAGCTCCTAAATTCACGCAAGATCAGGCACAAAAGTTTATTGAATCAATTCGTTCTATTCCGCAAACTAACCAACATTCAGCTGAGTGGTTTAAGGAAAAAATCCGCTTATTAACAGCCAGTGAATTCGGATATGTAGTAGGAACCGCTCCTTCGGCTAGAAAAACCGTATACAATAAGAAATTTGAAAAACTAACAGCTCTAGCAGCGATTGAAAATGGACAAGGCACAGGAGGCGATTGTTTCGGAAGCACATCCGTGCCGGTAGGAATAAGCAGTGAAAAAGGCACACTTATTGCCACAGTCTGGGGACATCGCTTCGAACCGATTGCGAGAGAACTGTCTTCACTAATTCTGTTTGACGGACACGAGATTTTAGATGGAATTGGGAGAATAGTTCATCCGCAGCTAGTACAGTTGGCAGCGAGTCCTGATGGGTTAATTATAAGCGGACCGAAAGCTGGTAACTTGATTGAGATAAAATGTCCGATTTCTCGTACTATTGAAGATGACCAGATTATGAATGAGTATTATTGTCAAACGCAGATACAAATGGAAGTTACAGGAAGTCCGCAAGTAGAATTTATTGAGATGAAATTCTGCCAATCTGTATTCCCTCCAGAAGACGATTACTCCGGACGGTGGGGAGTATTATGCGTTGTAGACAGTAGTTCTCAAATGACAGATAATAACGAAAAGTCGTTTTATAATTTACGATATGAATACGGAAAGCATGGAAAAGCATCTGAAAATAGGGAAGAGATTCTCAAATGGCAGCCTCCTTTAACAGAAGGAGACACTGTCGTTGAACGTATGTATTGGAGGCTGGACAATTACCATCATAAGACCATTTACCGAAATCCGAGATGGTGGGAATCCGTTGGACTACCGGGATACTATAAATTCTGGAATGAGTGGGATCAGGAATATACGAGATGGCTTGGCAGTAAGAATTACATGTTTGTTGACGAATAATATGACAAAGAAACGTAAAAATGAGTTTATTGAATAGACACATTTTTACATTAGCCAACGCAGCGACAGTCTAACACTTAGGTGAAACTGCCTGAATTGGTTTTTGAATAGGGGAAGCAGCAATATCTACGGGAAGCTTATAAAAATCCAACAGAAATTCATGGCGAGGAGCGGAACAGCTATCTGGGAAGATACGATGGTAATTATTTGTCCTTTGAGAATAATCACCACCTAACTGAAGTACGATAGAATCGTCATTTGCCATACACGTAGCGGAATTGATGTCCGTACGAACAGCACGATCAGCGGAATCAAGAGGAAGTACATCTGCTAGAAGCCTGTAATCCGCATCAGCGAGCTGGGGAGATAAGAAATTTTCCGTCTTGTGAAATAGTGGAAGGACAACACTCTCATTATCATATGCTCCTGATTTTAGCCAATTGAGAACATTAAGGCCAAGAAGCAAAATTAGAATTATTAAAAAAATTACGAACATCCTATCTCTAGTCGCATAATTTTTTGTCACCTAGCCACCAAAAATTTGAAGTATAAACTACGAGAGTAGTTGCGTATAAACTGAAGAGTAAAATGACAACTAATAACGTAGACATGCAAGTAATCAAGCGAAATGGAGAGGGGGAGGATGTCAGTTTTGACAAAGTCACGACAAGGATCAAGTCTGCCGCTATCAATCCCACAATTCTGGCTGTGAATCCCACAATGATTGCTCAGAAGGTTTTGGGATCTATTATTGATGGAATCAAGACCAGTGAACTTGATGAACTTACATGTACTACGGCAATCTCTTATCTAACGGAGCACCCTGATTACGGTATCTTGGCTTCTCGCATTGCCATTTCTAACCATCATAAGTCAACTCCTTCTACAATGAAGGAGGCGATGATGAAGATGTGGAATTTCAAAAATAAGAAGGGAGTTAATCAACCAGCAATTAGCAGCAAACTTATGAATGCGATCACATCAAACAGTCAGGTAATCGAAGATCATATTGATTATCAGCGAGATTATCTCTTTGATTATTTCGGATTCAAGACACTTGAAAAGTCTTACATGCTGCGAGATGAAAATAGGACTGTTATTGAAAGACCGCAACATATGTGGATGCGAGTTGCTCTTGAGTTGTGGACAACAGATGATGGTGAATTTGTTGACGCTGACATGTGTTGGAAGACATACGATGCCATGAGTCAGAAATATTATACTCATGCTACTCCAACATTATTCAACGCAAGCACTCCTCGTCCTCAGCTTTCCAGTTGTTTCCTTCTCGCTATGAAAGATGATAGTGTGAAGGGTATTTATGATACACTCGGTGATTGCGCCCAGATTAGCAAATACGCAGGAGGAATTGGTCTCCATGTTCATAACGTGAGAGCCAAGGGATCGCTAATTCATGGCACGAACGGTGTTTCTAACGGACTAGTTCCCATGCTGAGAGTGTTTAACAATACCGCTCTTTACATTGACCAAGGAGGTGGTCGTCGTAACGGTTCATTCGCCGTCTATTTGGAGCCATGGCATGCGGACGTAGAGGATTTTATCCAAATGAAAACGAATACTGGATCTGAGGATATGAAGGCACGTGACTTATTCTATGGTCTTTGGATTCCCGATCTCTTCATGGAGCGTGTTGTTTCCGGCGGCGATTGGACTCTATTCTGTCCAGCTGAAGCACCAGGCCTCGCTGATGTTTGTGGCAAGGAGTTCAAAGAGCTTTATGAACGATATGAGGCAGAGGGTCGTGGACGTAAGACACTAAAGGCTCAGAAGTTGTGGTTTGAGATTTTGGATAGCCAGATTGAGACGGGAACGCCTTATCTCCTCTACAAGGATGCTGCCAATCTGAAGAGTAACCAGAAGAACTTGGGTGTTATCAAGTCGTCAAATCTGTGTGTAGCGCCTGAAACTCCTATTCTCACGGATAAGGGATATTACCCGATCAGCGAGCTCACGGATACTCTGGTGAAAGTCTGGAATGGTGACAATTGGAGTGAAGTAGAAGTCAAGCAGACCGGAACTGGACAGGAACTCCTACAGGTTCATCTTTCTGATGGATCAATTCTTGATTGTACACCCTATCACAAATTCTTGATCAGCGATGGATACGGAGATAAGATAAATTACAAGCAGGCAAAGAGAATTCCTGCTGGAGAGTTGGAGGCAGGAATGAAGCTCCTAAAATATGATTCCCCACTTATATTGGGTGATTCTGAAAATGATTTCAAATATGCTTACACGCACGGCTTCTTCTGTGGCGATGGAACATACGATGGAAATGGAACTCCACGAGTTTCCTTGTATGGTGTTAAAAAAAATTTGTTGAATGAAATTACAGTTCGTACGAAAAATGAAATTGAGGATTCAGCTGGAAGAATCAACCTACAGCTACCGATTGATTTAGCAGATAAATATGAAGTTCCTGTAAACGCAACTTTGAAGAATCGTCTTGAATGGCTGGCTGGCTATTTAGATGCGGATGGTTCTATAGCAAGGAATGGTACAAATGAATCAATTCAGGCCTGCTCAATTCACAGACAATTCTTAGAAAATATTCGTCTATTACTGGGAACACTTGGTGTCCAATCAAAGATTACTTTCATGCATGATACTGAAATTCGCTTGATGCCAGACGGACAAGGCGGTAAGAAGGCATGGAGACTACTCGTTTCTCCGTCGGGTTTATATAAACTAGCAGGTCTAGGTTTTAATCCTAAGAGGCTCAAATTCACAGTCCGTAAGACCCAAAGAAATGCTGAGCAGTTTATCCAAGTAGTATCTGTAGTAAAGACTGACCGAATTGACGATACTTTCTGTTTTACAGAACAACAAAATAATGCTGGTGTCTTCAACGGAATCCTAACTGGCAATTGTACCGAAATAATCGAATACAGTTCTGCGGATGAAACCGCAGTCTGTAACTTGGCATCTATGGCCTTACCTGCGTTTGTAGTTACGGAACCGTCTCATGGTTTAAAAGTCTTTGACTTTGTTAAGTTCGCGGATACTGTGCGTCTAGCAGTACGTAATTTGGATCGGGTAATTGACGTGAATTACTATCCAACACCCGAGACGCGAAATAGCAATATGCGTCATCGTCCCGTCGGCCTAGGCGTCCAAGGTCTAGCAGACGTATTCGCTATGCTGGGATATAGTTGGGAGGATCCTAGAGCTGCTGAATTGAACAAGCGAATCTTCGCTCATATGTATTATGCTGCTCTTGTAGAGTCTAACGCGAATGCGAAGGAAAAGGGAGCTTACTCGTCTTTCCACGGATCACCTGCTAGTAAGGGAGAGCTTCAGTTTGATATGTGGGGAATCAAGCCAGTAAGAGATGGTACTGATGATGCCCTAGACTGGGCGTCCCTCAAAGGCAAAATCATGTCCGACGGTGGTCTACGCAATTCTCTGCTAGTAGCTCCAATGCCTACGGCAAGTACAAGTCAGATTCTTGGATACAATGAGTGTATTGAGCCGTTTACCAGTAACATCTATACTCGTCGAACTCTAGCAGGTGAGTTCATTCTAGTGAATAAGCATTTGATTAGGGATCTTCTTGCTAGAGGCTTATGGTCATCGGAAATGAAGAACCGGATTATTGGAAACAACGGTTCTGTACAAGGAATACCCGAAATTCCAATTGATGTACAGAACTTGTATAAAACTGTATGGGAGATGAAGCAGAAAACTCTAATTGATATGGCTGCTGATCGTGGTGCCTATATTTGCCAGAGTCAATCACTCAATCTATTCGTACCAGATCCCGATTACAGAAAGCTGACTAGTATGCACGTTTATGCTTGGCAGAAGGGACTAAAGACCGGAATTTACTATCTAAGAACCAAGTCGGCTGTGAAAGCCCAACAGTTTACAGTTGAGCCAGTCCAGCGAGTCGCAGTTAATGTTCAAGAAGAAGACAAAGAATGTACTATGTGTTCAGCATAATAATGTTCTTTAATGTCTTTTAACTAAAAATTGATTAGCTGTTTACTTTTTTGTGGCAAAGTAGTAAACAACTAAGAATAGCAATAATGTCAACATTTCAATATACAGACAGCGAGCACAATGAGAACAATGAAGCTTCTCTCTTTTCAGATTTCTCTGCCGATTTCTGGAGCGAGCAACTGGAAAAGACAGAACAGTCGCGTGAGAAATATAATAAAAAGCATGGTTGGTCGTCTCGTGATTGTTACGAATTGGAGATCATAAATTCAAAACTAGAATTCTTTGAGAATATGTTAGAATGGTGTTATTATCGCGATGTTGAAGGCTGGACGTGGTCCGATTGGTGTGAATCATTTGATGAGGAAAATCAACCACATTTTAATCCATCTTTAGGTAATCCTTTTGAGGAAAACAAACAGGATACAAATAAAGATAAGTTTATGTCAGCAAAATAAAGAGTAATGTGCTAGAAGCTTATCATCTAATCATTTTTTTGTCATTTTATTAACAAAGGCTGCCACAGGCATTAAGAATATTAGTTTAGAACGACAAAATAATAGTTGGAAAGCCGCTGCCACCATTAGACCAACAGCAAATTCTCCGATATCTATCCAAAGATTTACATCATTGTAATCATATAGTTGGTATCCGATGAAAAAAGGAATAATAATTGGAAACCAAGCTGCTAGAACACCGAAAATGAAATGCCATAATGAATTCTTACCGTCAACACCCATTTGTCTTGTGGAAAAATAGGTACTGTTCAATCCGGCAAATAGACCCATCCTACTTGCAGAAGGTAAATTTACTATTAGTTAAAGTTTTCTGGCAGAGAATATCCAGCAGATTCTTTGTCAAATGAGAATTAATAATGATAACAAAGTTGTTGGTGTGAATGGTTCGGATGTATTTTCTAGCACAAATAATTCTCTTGTGGATTTTTCAGTAAGACTTGTACGTGGTCTAAGTTCCACTGAAATTAAGGATTATGTTTCAAAAATTCTAGCAGTAGGAACGAATGTTTCCATTATGCCACTTTTGGATCTCTGTGTATTAGCATTCCAGACCAGAAATATTAGGGGTGGCAAAGGTGAGAGAAAGCTGGCCTATGAGATCCTAGCGGCTATTTCCGAGCATCACCGGAGCTTAGTTGTCGAACTATTGAAGCATCTACCAGAATATGGTTGCTGGCGTGACGTTTTTACAATTGGAAAGCAGCTTGGAATGACGGATGAAGTTGTTGAGATGGCGGCTAAACAATTAAAGCAAGATATGATGCTTCTTGTAATTCCACCGTCACTGCCTTCCCTAGGACAATCTAACGAGAACTCTAAAATCTCTTTGTTGGCAAAATGGGCACCTAGAGAAAAGACACACGACCGTGGATTGGCGAAGAAATTGTCAACTAGACTCTTTCCGAATGAGAAGACATATCAGGGTAGGATGGCTTCTTACAGGAAAATGCTTTCATCCCTAAATCGCCATATCGACACTGTTGAGATTAAGATGTGCGGTGAGAAATTCGCAAGTATTGTTCCATCAAAGGTACCAGGACGCGCTCTCCAAAACTACAGAAAAGCATTTCTAAACACAAGCAAGAAATCCGAAAAGCCCGATCGTGTGGAATGTGCTGAGCATTTTCGGAAACATTTTGAGAAAGGCGCTAGAGGCGAAATTACTATCAAGGCTGCCGATGTTGTATTCCCGCATGAAGTAATCCAAGAAGTGTATAATCAACTACACGGCGTCTGTCTTGAACGTGTAAGTGAAAGTGAAAAAGATCTTCGTAGAGGTCAATGGCTGTCTCTCGTGAAAAAGGCAAGAGAGGGAGGAGCACTGAGAGATTGTATTCCCATATGTGATTTTAGCGGATCGATGGCGGGACTACCGGAGTTTATTAGTATGGCACTTGGGATTCTTGTCGCTGAAATCAATGGCACAAACAAGATTATGTCCTTTGACAGTACTCCTAGATGGCACGAATTCCCTGCTGGAGATATTTACGAGAAGATGAAATCTATTGGCGGCAACTTGGGTCGTGGTCTGAGCACGGACTTCCAAGCAGCAATGGATCTGGTTCTTTCAGATATCAAGATACGGAGACTAAAGCCGAATGAAATTCCTAAGGATTTGATTGTTTTCACAGATATGGGATGGGATTCTGCTTGTGGATCCTCTAGCACTGGTATTTACTCGGGTAATCAGTATAGAAATGTAGTGAAAACTGAGGAATGGCAGACACACATTCAGATGATTCGTGAGAATTTCAGAAGAGCAGGAGAGGATATGTGGGGAGTTGGAAACGGATTCTTGCCACCTCGCATCGTAATTTGGAATCTGCGAGCCGAGTATAACGAATTCCATGCGAAAGCTGACGCGGAAGGGGTTGTTATGTTGAGTGGGTGGTCTCCTGCACTATTCAAGGTCCTGCAGGAAGAAGGTGTACAAATTAGGACTCCATTTCAGGCACTGAGAGCACAATTGGATGATGAAATGTATGATCCGGTGAGAGATACTGTAGGAAAGTGGATTAACAAGAATAGAGAAAATGAAGGTCCGCACATGATGAGCTATTGGACCTAATTGGTATTAAGACATAAACCAGATTATTATTAGACCGAGATGGTACTGTTCTGTTGTGCTAGAATATATATTTATAAAGATTTGACAAACACTTTTGAACCACGATGTTGTAAATTCAAAGCCCGACAATGGATTGATGGAAAATCAGTTTGTGGAATACACCAAAAAAGACATTCTTCTGGAAAGAAATGGTTCGGGTTTAATGATCAAGAAATTCCTGCAGGAGGCTATGCGGTTAAAATGGAAGAAACAGATCCATGGATCTATTGGGGAAAGAAAGAGCCCGTAGGGACAAGGGTGATGCGGCAACCCGACAAAGCAAACGATATTCTGGAAGAGTAAATTTTAAAAGGAAAATTATCAACTACTTAAGAATATCGTCTGTAGCAATAATGAGAAGAATAATTGAAGATTCACAGACAGTGAAGACAGTGGAGACAGTGGAGACAGTGGAGACAGTGGAGACAGTGGAGACAGTGGAGACAGTGGAGACAGTGGAGACAGTGGAGACAGTGAAGACAGTGAATTGATATCATTTTTCTTACATAACATTACCTTTATTTTTCCTCCTCTAAGGATTCTCACAGCAATACTTTTAAAATGCTTTTTTAATTTTTAAAAAGAATCCTGTTTGGGCGGAGGAAGAATAAGTGGTTCCATACAGCAATTTTAATCACTCTAATTTGATTTTTAATGGAACTAGTGGGTAATGTGGATTCAGTAGAATCTTTACAGCAACTCTAAAGCATATAGCTTTATTATTTGAGCTACGAATAACAGGCTCGGTGGAGGTGGTTATTCCCTTTACTTCGGTAATTGTAAAAAAATTTGTTGAAATGGACAGCAAACTCAAAGCCCTTTTTGAAAGGGTCGCAATAGAGAAAAAAAAAGAAAAAAGACTTTTAAAAAAAGTTAAGAAATACTCTTCCCGGAACTTGGGTAGTTCCCTAAAGATTGTTTATTTACGCGCGGAGGCATTCCTCACAAATACATTCATCCGCAGCCATATATATTTCGTCTTGATATACATGTTGAGGATTTACCTTTTCACAGACGATACAGTGGACATCAATTGTTTCATTTTTGTCAAGATTCTGACTATCACTATATGAAGTTCCGTCCTCATTATCGTGGTCGTCAACCGAATCGTCGTCATCAAGATCATTATAGAAGCAATGATCGCAGATGGGATGTTCGGCAAAATTTTCTTCATTGGAGTATCCAACAAGATAATAGTTTGTTCGCTCACTTTCATTTTGATTTAGGAAGCTGGCAATTTCATCTGATGTCAGCTTCTTCCGACAGAGGAAGCAGCGTTGCTTTACTGATTGAGTAGTCATTTTGTCACACCATTAGTCTTTTCAATATCCCATTGACTCTAGCCGCAATTAGCCGTTCAATTTTTGCTGGGTTTTAAAAATTGAAGGGCTAAATTGAAGGAAGCAAACCAAGTCAAACACGGTAATCAAAAAGCGAATGATATGTCTTCCCGAAGGAAAACGCACAGCGAAAGCGAGAAAGAGAATATCATAATAGCGCAATTATCAGCATGGGGCATAGATACTACCGCATGCGCATCGATTCGCGATTTGCGTCTGCGTCATATTCCAGTGGTAGACACAAATATCGTAGGTTCAAAATCCATTTCTTTCGTTGAAAATGATAATACCTATGTTGTCCGCTACAAGAAAGCATTTAGCAAAGGGAGTAATGGATCCATGTTTGAAGCCTTCTCCACCAACAAGAGTAATCCTGAAAATGTGCTACATAACAGATTAGTTAGCAAGCGTGTTACTTCTCGTTTACATTCATTGCGAGAATGTATCAATCAGATGTTGGCATATCAAATACTCCCGAAAAATATTCCAGCGATTTACAGGATATTTAGGACAAAGCATTATTTCTGGATATTCATGCAGGATTTACGTATTACGGTTCCTAAGGCTTCTTACAGCTATTCGCTTCATTCTTGGTTCCACAATTGTAAGAACATTATGGATAATAAATACATTGAGAACGCCACGAAAAAGGTGATCGGCACAGTTCTGAAACTCCTAGATAAGTTACAAAAGGATTATGACTTCATGCACGGAGACTTACACACAGCAAACATTATAGTTCAAGGTAGTAAGAAGAATATCTACAAGGTTTACATTCTTGATTTCGGATATACAATGGCCAATGTAAAGATGTCACAAAAGGAAGCTATTCAATCACCTTATTGGTCTACCATAAAGGATGGATTGGATGCTGCTATATTCTTATGGTCACTAGCTACAAACTCGTCATTTGTTCGCAGCGCTGACACTGGATTACTGAATTGGATAAACGAGAAGTTGAATCTATCTGCTGGAAACAATCTTATGACATTGACGGATATGTCAAAACTGTATCAGCATCTTTTAGACATTCCCTCAGAACAACTCGTGGGACTAAGTACCCATGAATTATACAACGATTTCTCTTTATCTTCATCTTGAAACCGAAAATTTGATTGGGTTGTAAAGTCAAAGTGTTTTTTGTAGCATCGTAAAGTCATAAAGCAATAATCACAGTCAAAATGGAAACAATCAATACTGAATTCAGCAATTTCCCTAGTCTTGTGGCTGTGTACTATCCCAAGGGAGATAGTGTGAGGATTATCCATTTCACAAAGGATGGTTATTCCGAACAGACCGGATATTACTTTAAGCAGCTCAATTGTGTAACAGGAATTGAGAATAGTATACATTATCCCTTTGACGGCAACCTTCGCTGTGTTTCTATAGGAGGTCATGATCTATACTATTGGTATACTGGACTGAGATTGCTAAAGCTGCCGAACGATTGGCGAAAAAATAAAGAAGAATTTCCTCTGTTTGGATTCCTAAATATCAGACTTCCAATTCCTCTCTCCCTTTTCCGCACGACAAAAGGAATGGTGGAGTATTTCAGCCAGAATGAAGATTGGCATTCACGAATGACCGATATGAGGCTTCTAGCACAGGAAGAATATGAAGAGTACAAAGATATGCCTCCTCTGATTCCTGCTGTAAGAAATGTGTCCCTAGCAGACCAGTTTTCTCATAGTACTTTGTTCGTTGAGGTGATTCAGCCTAATTTAACAGATGAGGAATTCTCAACTCCAAGAACGTCACTGTCACGAAGGCTGATGTCTCCTAAAAAACCAAGAAAGCGATTGTCTGTAGGACAAGAAGTGGCCAGTGAAATGGATGAGGATATTCCAACATACACAGCAAATATGGATATCCTGCTAGAAGATGCTAAGAGAATATGGTGGGACCAGTGGCGCTTCGATGGAAATTTTATTAGGAAAGTGAAGATCATGGATCTTGATTTGTATTCTCCCCAAGAGTTACTCTATTATCTTCGGTTCGTTGACGCTGTTAATAGAAGGTGTCTACAAAATGGACAAAGTCTGATTAATCTTAGATTTACTATGGAAGAGCGTGTCAAGATCTCTCAAAGCTTGACAAATATGTCTGTGTGCGACAGAACGGAACTTATGATATTGGTTGATGGTATGACTTTCTAAATATTCAAGCAATATATCTGAATTTTTTTTCGTCTGTTGAGAAATAAGTGAAGAGACAAAATGAATTGATCAAGCCTTATCCTGCTAGAAGATGGAAGCAAGAGAAATAGAAAAACTATTGTAATTAGTTCCTGGAGACAAAATATGGACTACGACTGGGACCGCAACAATATTAGCATTAGTGACATGTTGTTGCCTTGATGATAAAATGATAATGAGTGAAGTTGGAAATTGTATAATAACGCAATGGCATCCTATATTGATAGATGGAGAATGGAAGTTTAGAGCAGAGAAATATCATATCGTAACTCTACCAATAAATAGTGTATATAATTTACTATTGATGTGGAGGATATATTATTGATGTGAATGCAATACTTTCATGTACGATAGCACATGGTCTGAAAGATCCTATAATCGGCCATCCATATTTTGGATCTCAAGCTATTGTTCAAGATTTGATGCGGTGTGTGGGTTGGTCTGATGGTTTACCTATATTTGGAAAGAATGAAAGTAAGAGGTATCCTGCTAGTGGCCTTATAAATGAATGGGTTGACATATGACAAACTATGAATATGTCGTTTAGACCTTTTCATACTTTCCTATATATAGAAAATAGAGTGCGGCAGAGCATGAGCATACAAAAAACTCTAGCTAAACACCAAAAATACCAGCATATGTATGGTGAAAATGAAATGTATTGGGGATTGGGAATAGAAGAAGAGACATATTTTCAGTTTACAAAACCTATACATGTAGCTAGTTCCATCATCCGTTCAAATCATAAAACAGAAAGATATAGCGTGAATTATTACAATAGCTTCAAGCAAGGATATCGGAAATACTTTGATAAATTATTTCCTGACGCTTCTGGTTGCATTCCTTTACCCTTTTTCTTTAACGGACATGCTTTACAACAAACAGACTACAATGGAAATCACAGGACAACATACGAAAAGGTTCCGAAACCCAATCCTAAGTTCGCTGGTAAAAGCTTTCTGGATGAGTTACAACAATACAATCCGGAAGTTTTTAAGGAGCAATTAGGAGCAAATTATGTCTTTGATGGTGATACGATTGAATTCATAACTTTAGACTTTTACAAAGCCAAAAGCAGTGATGTGATTAACGAACTGATTCATTATAAAAAAATGTTTCTCCGGTGTATAAATGATTTTATGATTTCCAAAAATTATCATAAACGCTGGGGGCATTTGGAGTATCCTGCAAGAAATCCGGGATGGGCCGTTTTTTTTACAAATCCTCAGAATATTCTCATGTTTAATAACGGCACTTATCACGTTAATATTACAATTCCATCTTTTTTAGGAAATAAAAAGAGCGAAAATGAGACGCCGCCTTTGTTGTATCCGGAATTATTCAGGCAGCAACATAAAAAGGTGATTTTATATTATCAATGGTTTGAACCGTTCTTAATTGCGGAATATGGAACACCAGATCCCTTTTCCTCGCATTTTGATACTTTTGCGAAAAGTTCACAACGATGTGCTATGAGCAGATATATAGGTGTAGGAACGTTTGATACTCAAAAAATGACAGAAGGAAAAATCCTTACAAAGCCAAGAAGTGACATTCGTGGAGCGGATAATCCGTATTGGTGGTATACAAGATTCCACTCTACTTCGGCATATGAACCACTAAATGAAATAGGCCTTGATATAAATTATAGAAAACATTATAACCATGGTATTGAATTGCGATTTTTTGACTGGTTTCCTGAAGATCGCTTGAAAGGATTATTGAAATTCCTTATTTCTCTTGCTGACTGTGCCCTAGTAAAACCAGAGGCAGATGAACCGATGTTCAGTGAGACATGGAATGATTTCATTTATGGAATTTTCAAAGAAGGGAAATCATATGTACCAACAAGTCAAGTTGTAGCTATGTATGAAAAATTACTTGGGTTCGAATTACCGGAACGTCCTACGTCGCTAACACAACTTTTTAACTTAATCCGCGATAAGACATTTCTAAAGTATCGTGGCGGTCTATGTTGTAAGGTTATGTTAAATTAGTTCTCATGATGAAAAACGCGACGTAGTTCAATTTCCGCTTTATCTAGAATCTTTCTCTGCTTGGAATCCAATATAGTAATTAAGCATACTCGTAGCAGAATTAAAAGAAGGCACTCTTAGACGCCCCACCTTGTCTTTCACTAGCAAGAGCAGATCGTTTCAATTCTAGAGCAATTTTACGAGAATCCATCCATGTGAATAATCTATGTGCGATTACGCCTTCTTGTCTCAGTCATTTTACGATTAGTCAAGAGAATAGTATTAAAGAGAGAAGTCGTATTAATATGAAAGATAATTAGATGTCGGGTAAATTGATATATTTAACCAAGGAAAAAGAAAAGGAAAAGGAAAAGGAAAAGGAGCAAGTTCCTAACAATGTAAATGAGCTTGCCAATCTACATAACAAATATTGTTTTGTAATTCTGCGTACTATTTCACATGAAAGCGAAAAGGACAAGTGGAAAAGATGCCAAAAATCCGTGAGATATTTTTATCCAAAGCTTCCAATATATATCGTTGATGATAATTCCCTGCTAGAAGATCCAGTTCCCGTTGAGATGGAAAATACATTTCATTATAAACCATTAACTGTCATGAATTCAGGTCCTATAGCTGCCTACCAGTATTTTTTGAAGGAAAAGTGGGCAGATTCCATGATTTTGCTAAGTGATTCTATGTTTATGAAGCGTCCTTTTTTTGAGAAAGAATTATCATGTCTTGAAACCCATGGTTGGAAGTTTTTTTGGGAAGAGACAATTACAGTTGACACTAAAAAAATGGGAACTATTATCCGTGTTTTGTCTCAAGCAGAATCACTATTATCTCGAGTATCATCTGAGATGACAGGTACATATGGAATGTTCGGAATTGTAAAACATTCAGTTCTTCATGAAATTGATGAGAAATATAGCATTTTGAGCATGTGGTCATTTTTAATTCGACAACCCGAGGATAAAAAGAATGCTGCTATCATGATTTTACATCTTCTCAAAGAGCATGGTTGGAAATACACATCTTCTTTTTTTGGAAGAATTGAAGACTATTATGGGTTTCCTACTCTTGATTTTATGAGCCAGATTAAAAATAGCGAAAAGTATCCTTTTCCAATTATGACTACATTTTAGACAACAATGAGATTATCATCAATCGTGTTAATCTCTGTTATACTTTCATCGCGAAGCCAATGCAGTTGACCAATAATATCGTAGTGACTACGCAGACTCTGATTCCACTGTTGGTACAAAGTCTGATAATATGCCTCAAGCTTTGCTGGTTCAAGAGTATTCTCAATATTTTCTTTGGATTTTCTGAGACAAGCAAGATGCTTCTCATTTACGCGATTAGCGTATTGAAACCTAACAACTAGGTAGAAAGAAGCTAGAATTCTCACAATAATAGGGTTGCTTGTTTTTGTAATAAATTGTTCACCAGAAGGCATTCTCACACGCCACATCCTCTGTGTTGTAGCAATTCTTGATCGCACATTATATCTTTCTGGAGCATTTGGACAAGTAGGTTCTTCTGCTCGAATCCTAGGTGGCGTTGTCGGCATAATATGAACAACCGAATCAATTGAGGTCACTTTGTACCAATAATGTATACCCTGTTGGAAGTATCTGATTATTTTACAAATATCATCGGGATTAATGCTCGTCTGTCGTAAAGATTCGCAATTATCATCCGCTACCATGAATGTTCTGGAATGACTGCAGAATGGCTTTATATTTTCAGCCAGATTGTGAACAAATTTGCTACTAACACGTGGAGTAGCACGAATAAAGTGACTATTCCGATACAACCAAGTATCTTGACCGTCAAGTTCTGAAGTTGATAGGATAAAACCCTTACCTGGTACTCGGATGAAATCAATAGGTCCTGTTACACCGGCTTCCAGCATATAGGCAGTAAATCCTTCATCTGTTAGATTTTTATTCGCTACAGTTCTGTAAAGAGAAAGCTCGTCAAAGATTGCTGAATCATCTAGAGAATTAAGAATGGTGAAACGGATCCTACCTGCAGGAAGATTTGCTAGTCCAAAAGTGGCATTAGGATTGAGCACTTTCCGCAATACTGTTGGTAGGGAGCTGCTATAGAACGCATGAATTCCTGTATTGTTCTCGGGAATCCAAACATATTGCGTAGTATTGATCATTACGATTACTGATTATAGATAAAGATAGTGTTGCTGTTTTTTGCTGTTGGCAGGCAGGGCAATCAAATTTAAGTTTACTGTAAGAAGTTAGGGTTTTCCTTATTAGTACGTAAAGTTGAATGGCTTAAAAATGAAAAGTAAGCAGACAATAGGTATACAATGCGTTTCTGTCAAATCTGTGGTTATTATCTCTTCGTTGACGCTACGAGCGACAAACTAATCCATAAATGCCGCAAGGATGGAATTACAGTTGAACTTCAACCGAAATCAGCAGAAGAGGCTCTCATTCTTGAGACGCACTTTCGTAGTGATTTCCAAAGTGCGAAAACTAAGCAATCTTTCATGAATGAATTTACGAAGGCAGACCCAACGATTCCTCATCTCCATAATGTAAAATGTCCCAATTCCGGTTGTCCAACGAATGGACCGGCAGCTGATCCTGCTACACCAGAAAAGGACATTATCTATGTGAAGACTGATATCAAGAATTTGCTATTTGAGTATCAATGTCAGATTTGTAATAAGCAATGGCGCACTTGAGAATAGCTCAAGTACTTACCGACTCCCTTTCCGGCTTGGGCGCACTTGAGAATAGCTCAAGTACTTACCGACTCCCTTTCCAGCTTGGCACATTTAATCAGGATAATATTACTAAAAAAATAGTTTCTAGCATATGCTCTATTTTTTCAGACGATTGTCTAAATGCTTCATATAAAACAAAAACAAGAATGAACGATAGGGATCAATGAGTACTAATGGAGGAGCAGGTCTACTTGAATTAGTAGCTCGGGGAAAAAAGGACGTATTTTTCACGGGGGAGCCTAAAATCAGTTTTTTTCATTCAGTATACGCACGAGCATCACCCTGGCTGAGAGAAACCCGATATATTTTACCAAGAAATGATGCTAATTTTGGAACATACGTTGATTTTGTTTTAGATCCGGTCGCTGATCTAATGCGTGACATACATCTGCTCGTTGATTTACCTACATGGCTTCCAGCAGATATCGCCGCCTTGAACGGGAATTCTCTTGTAACTGATTTGAGCGGCAATACATACGGATACACGAATAATATCGGTTACTATCTTATTGAAAAAGTACAGTTATTTCAACACCAAGCAATGATTTATGAGGATTTTGGAGAAGCGATGCTTTTACGTAGAATATCCAAAAGCCGTCGCGGCCAAATGGAATTACACGAAAAAGTGAGTGGCGGCCATAATGGAAGTGCTTTAGCAATTCAAAGAGCAGCAACACCAAAACAACTTACAATTCGTTTATCACTTCCATTTGATTCGGGTGAAAGAGTAACAGGTATTCCTGTTGGAGCCATTCAGTCTTTTTCATTACGATTGCGAATTTTTCTGCGGAGTTTCAAATCTCTCGTTGAATGTTCTGATAATCGCATACGACCATCTCCATTTGATATCTCAATGCTCATAAAAACCGGTCCACAAGCTTTACCGCGACAATTCAGAACGAAAAATATAAGCGATCTAGGAAAACCAACTATTCAATTGAGAGTTCAGCATGTCTATGTTGATGGAATAAGTCAGAAAATTTTAAAAGATACAAAATGGACAATTCCATATCTGAAAGCTCAGTTGAATGAATTCACTCTTGAAGAAACAATTTGGAAATCACCTTCGCAAATACGAAAAGAATTAGAAATTTACGGAAGTAGTCAACGTCTACGGATACTCTTCCAAAGCGAAGCCAATATTCTTGCAGGAAAACTCTCAGATTATTCTCCTATTTCTGGAAAGATATGGTTTACTTCGTGTGGTTTGCGTGTCCATGGATTTGATCGAGTAGGTGTATGGGAAAGTGATGTTTTTGAAAAAGTCACTTCTTATTCACATGACAGAGGCCAGTATGTTCCAAATGTGTTTCTCTTAGATTCTGGTTGCGAAGATGAATCTGTACCTGCTGGAACGCTTAATTTTGCTGCGATAGACAAACCAGAACTTCAAGTTATGTTAGTGAGTCAGCCGGCTGATGTGAGAAGTGGCAGTAAAAAAAGTTTTATGAGAGTTTACGCCGATTTATGGGATGTATTAATCCTTGAGAATCAATGGATCAAGTCTCCTTACTCCTAATCTGACTCATAATAGGGCGGTGTATGGGAAGAATACAAACTTAATCCGTCATCGTTATTGTCAGTTGATGGCTTTATTGTTAGTGACAAACGGTTAACTTCTTGGAAGCTATTCGTTGGTTGTTGTCTATTTCTCTTGAGAGTGAGTCGTGCCATACTTTCGTCAATCTTGCCGTCTTGACTCCGGCTAAGACAACCGCCGTCTTGACTCCGGCTAAGACAATCGCTGTAATCACTATTATATAAGTGGTCTCCACGAGTAATCTCATGTACGTCGGATAATCTCTTCTTATGTTTGAAATGAAATGGCTGGACTGAAGAAAATCTTCCAACAGATGCTTTAGCCTTTTCTCTATCCGCCTTAATCTTCATTTGCTCTGCTGCTTCTGCTTCCTCATCCATACACTTTTCCACTGCTCCTTTAAAGTTAGTCTGAGGCTGTGATTTCACTACTGTTGCTGGTCGTGAACCCAAGGAAGGAAAAGCTCGAGTATCGTTCAAATCTACTTTTTTATCTTCTGTCTTCGTAACTGCGCCAAGACGAGAAGAATAAACACCGTAATTTTTTGGCTTACTGAAGACAGGTTCAGATCTTGCTGATGACGATGCTGTAACTCCTACTTGGCTTCTGGCATAGACCGAATTGCTTGAATTCTCCTCAGTCTTCTGTTTTCGTCCAACAGTTGACCATTCATGCTCAATTGCTCCCTTATTGGAAAATTGCTCTGCTTGAGACGACATTTTTTTCGTGATTATTAATTGTTTATGCGTTACTCTGTAACATAGGCAAGCTTTCAAATTTTTGAAATGTAAAAGGATAATAAACTATTCTTTGGGTAGATGAAGCGACTAACCTTACGAAGACGAAAGACTGTGAAATCACACAAGAAACGACGTCAGATTGGGGGTGCTACTGAAATATTGAAGGCTACTCTTTATCATCATGGTGACGAAATATTCCAAAATGGAATCATTGATAATAATAATTATGGAAATTTGGTTGAGGGCATTGTAAATATAGTAAAAGAATATGAAGAACCCGGATGTTATTTTGAACTGAAATCAAATAGCGAGACAGATCGTGTGAACTTTACTATTATTCATAAGAATAGAAATAAAAAGATCATCCCAATTCCTGAAGAAATGAAACAAACATTAATCTTACAAAGTCCTTTCTTTCCTACAGAAGATCGTAGCATTAGTGTAAGTTTCACGGCAATGCAGAATATTCCCTAAAAAAAATTGACTGGCCAAAGTTGCCAACTAGGTAGTGGTGTGTTTAAAGAAGCAATAATAATTACGAGCAAAATGGAGCAAGATTGGCAAACCGTTACAATTTCAAGGCCTTCAACAGCGGTTGATTCCTTACGACAATCGGGACAATCGGGACAGATAAGGCAAGGAAGTGGTATTCAAGAACGAGCTGGTGTTCAAAAGAATACTGGAGCCCATTTTGCCAAGTTGGAAGAAAAGGAAGTTGGTAAACTCAAGACACTAACACCGGAGTCACGACAGGCAATAATTCAATCCCGATTATTGCTTAAACTGACACAAGTCCAACTAGATCAGCGACTAGCGTTTCCATCAAATACAATTCGCGAAATTGAGGCGGGTAGATTGACTCCTGCAGGAAGTCAGTTAAATCGTCTTAACCAAGTTTTGCGTCTCAATCCTGGTTTGAAGTTGGCATAAAAAATTAAGGAAATACTATAAGACCCTTTTTTTACTCATCAACAAGGGATGCTAGTGATACACCAGCAGCTTTGGCGGCATTCACTAATCTACTCAATTGGTCATCAGCATCCGGATCATTAGAATCAATTCCGTATTCTTTCATCAAGGAAGTTAAAACCGCTGCTTCACTTTTTATATCAAAGGCTTCTAGCATGGTCCTATTCCAATCTGTTCCCTCTGCGATTAATCGTGTGTAGACGACTGACTTTGTAATCTTCCGTGAATCATGATAAGCGTCAATCATATCCTTATCGTCCTCGTCAAATGGATAGTCGGGAAGGCCTTGGAATTCTTCACGGTCGCACCACTCATGTGTACCTTTTACAACTGTTGTAGTTCCGGGATGAAATTCAAGATAATGGAGGCAATACCGACCTTCCTCCTCAAAATAAATTCGTGGCATCGTAGCATCGGGAATAGTAGCATCACAATACATTGACATACAAACTTCTTGCAGAGCCTCAATATAATCATTTGTCAGATATCCGAAGAGTTTCGTCTCGTCCAATTCCTCTGCTAGCTCGGAAACGGTTTCGGGTTGGTAATCTGATATCGATGCTTTACAACGTTTGAGGTCGTAGACTGTGGCGACTTTCTCCTCATCAACCTTCTCCCAGTCTATCTGCACCTTAGACGCAGTTTTATTACAAATTACTAAATAACTAAGTTTACCCATTTTAACCTGCTAGTAGTTCTTAACTTCAAACATGTTCAAATTTGTGGCCTTTTCGCTTTTTATTGCGATTTTCTAGTCTTTCGTAACCTCCTGTTCTTCCTAGTCTTCCTTGTTTTTCTTACTCTGCGCCTTCTAGCATTACCAGCATTCGGATTTCTTGGACGATCAAAAATTGCCATGATTGCTTGAAGTTTTGCTAGCATATTATGATCACTCACAGTACTAAATGCTTGTGAGCACATTTCATAAGCACTAACACCATTAGATAGTGGTTCTCCGCCTTCGTATCCTTCAATTCCTTCTCCATGTTCCTCGTGAATTACATTTGTGTATTTGCGAATTGACGGATCGGCTCCTTTAGCAATAAGTTTTTCAACACAATAAACTGAACTTTTAAATACAGCCATATGTAGAGGAGTCTCTCCGTATTTATCTTGTAGGTTTACATTGATTTGTGGATGTGTGATCAATCTATCAAATATGAGCTTTACATATCCGTATATTTCTCCTCCCCAACTAATAGTTTGTATACACTCACTTAATAATGACCCTCCTCCTTCTCCGCGAAAATTTGGATTCGCTCCTCTTGCTAGTAGAGCATCAAAAATATCATATTTTAAATGAGTAGATCCCCGTAGTGCTATCTGAAGTGGATTCGTATATATATCAGACCCACTTATATTAGCTCCGAGACCAATAAGAATATCAACGAGTTCTGTAATTTTAGCTAATGGCCAATATTCATTATCTATTGCTATAATTAATGGTGTACGATAATACTCGATGACGGCATTGATATCAGCACCCTTTCCAACTAAAAGTTCTAATATGGTCTTTTTTTCAGGATAAAGAGCAAGTTTAATAATCCCAGGTCTATTTGCTTCTGCTCCTGCTTCTAGCAGATAATATACTGATTCTGAATCGTTATTTATAATTGCCGTTTCAAATGGTGTTCTGCGTGTATTCAAAGATCTAATCTCAAAAGTATTAGCTCCTGCTTGAAGAAATTCCTTTACTAATAATCTGTTTCCAAAACTAACCGCAAAGGAAAGGGGTGTCTCTCTAAAGATTGTTTCCGCATTTACATCTGCTCCAGCGCGAATTAGTTTCAGTGCTGCTCTTGTATGATTTCTCGATGCTGCCAGTAAAAGAGCAGTAAATCCATTTCCATCGCGAACCTCCAATCCCTGTGGATTTTCTGTTTTTGCTAAATGAATGTTGAGATTCATATCATTATTATGACCCAACAACGCCTTTGACATTAAAAGAGTTCTTCGGTTTTCATTTCTCGATATAGATTGCCTAGAACCACGATTTCCGGATAACGATTTTGACACGGCCCTAACGGACAAAGCATTCCTTTTTCCCAAGAATTTACCAGTAATCCCTTCTCTTATGCTTCTTTCTAAAACTGATTCCGGATCATCATTGGGCAGACGATTTTCCATCCTACATAATCAATTTTTATTTATTTGTATAAATTTGAATGAGTTTGTACATATAACTGATAAACAGAAACTACAATGTCTAATACCGAAATACTTTTCAAACACGCAGATGGTAGTTTTCTTTATGAAGCAAGTGCCAAATGGTTATGCGAAGTTCCTGTTTGGGCCGGTCAAAGGACATTAAACGAAGAGCATGGTCTCAAAATCTATGAAAAAATCCGGGGAAACCCCTCATTGGTGAATACAGCCATTTTCACAGTCGCAGTAGTTCCAGCAATGGCAATAAATGAAATATCGGATATTTCATCTAGTGATTTTAATTATCTGCTGGATGGACAACACCGTCAATTTGCTATTCGTCGTTTATTTTCTGAGAATCCATTCTTAGAGGATTTCACTGTTCTTGTTCGCATGAAAGAAGTCTCTAGCAGCAAAGAAATTATTCATGAATTTAGGGTATTGAATAGCACTCTAGCAATGAAATATTCCGAATCTGAGGAATCCAAAATACACAAATTCATAATGGATATCAACGAAAGATTAGGGAACAGGAAAAAAGTTGGAAACAAGGTTTTGGTAGATGAACCAATCAAGCTAAGCACTACACATAGGCCTTGGGTCAGTGAGGATGATTTCACTTCCGCAATTAAGAAACATAAATATCTAGCAGGAGATATTGATGTTGATGAAGCAGTTGAAAAGACGCTCAGTAAGAATAAGACACTCTTGCTAGAAGCCGAGATGTACTGCTCACGTTATAAAATAAGCAGAGCAATGCAGGAAAAAGCAATGAAAATTGGATTTATGTTAGGATTGGATCCGAAGTTTTCGTGGATGGCAGAATTATAAATATTTATATAAATAAGATGCTAAGTAATATCCAATACCGTTTTATTCTTTTTTTGATTGGATGCATCGGTTCACGTCTGGCATTTACTGCGCTTAGTGCTTATGCTACGCTTGATTTACTCAGAATTCTTGGATTTATTGCTTTAATCCCTGTAATTGGATGGTCTTACATAATTTTCGTGGGAAAACGTGACACAGGGGCAGAAGTATTTGGAGAAAAGATATGGTGGAAATCTTTGCGACCAATTCACATGTTTTTATGGGGTCTTTTTGCCTACTTGGCAATCACCGGAAATAAGAATGCTTGGATAGTTCTTTTCATAGATACAATGTTTGGACTTTTTTCATTCTTAGTGAATCATTATAATGAAGGCAATCTTTGGTTGTCATAGCTTGGATTCTTGGGAATAAAGTTAGGATTTTTCTTGAAGAAGACCCATCCACGATTGCCTGAATATTTGGAAGAGCATGTTTCCACTAGAATTTCTCCTGAATTCATAACATCAATCATTGCTTGAAGCACACCATTCCATCCATAAGTTAGTGAGATATCATCAAGGATCGTCCATGTTTTTTCGTCAGCGAGAGACAGACAATTTTTCAGATCAATTGTTGGAACTGGATGACGATGGTCGCCATCGATTAGAATACAATCAGGCTTGCTATTGTTTTTTAACAGAGGGATTATATCAAGTGAAGATCCGATAATTAATTGGTGTCTGTTTGGATACATTTTATCCACAACCAACTTACATTCATTTACATATGGATGTATTCCAATATCGACACTGATAACAGTAATATCGGAACGAGCTGACAAAAAAGCAACAGAACTGTATCCGAAATTAAATCCAATTTCTAGAATAACTTTTATATCCGGATTTTCCTGTAGGAATGACATATATGAAACTATCTGATCACCAATACTTCCACCTTCACCTCCATTATATTTATCATAGATTGACTGTATTCCAACAACATAAGAATTAAAAATATCAATACTTTGCTGGGATGCCATATTACTAACTTTTCATTTGTTCTCTTTAACCGCAGGATTTTAGAAAATCTCAACAGGTGCTTCCTCATCTGTTGGCACCTCAAAGCGTTTACGCATCGCATAGAAGGCAATATTTGGAATTCGTTTGGAACCCGTTTCATGAGTTCTCTTTTTCACGCTCATCATAGCTTCTTCCATTCGCATAGCAGCCCAAAGGATTCTTGCAGGAAGTCCATATAACTCTGCGAATCTGAGGAATATTTCTCTTTTCTTTTTCGTGCCACCTGTGGAATCAAAGATAATTGATTTATCCATTTGTTTCTGAGCATCTTTTATCATTGCTATTGGAGTTTTTAACACATCTCCATCAACTCTGTAGTAGGCTCCAGTATCCTCCAAGTGTTTTGCCAAAGTGCTCTTCCCACTACCAGGATAACCCACCATAATAACAACTTCACGTTGTTGAGAAGAAAGTGGTTCGGGAATCTTCGTTGGATATGAGATTGTAGGTTCAAACATATTTTCGGGAATAATAAAGGATATTCCTGCTGCCTGTGCAAATTTTATGTCAACATCGGACCAATCATCGGGGCGACCAGCAGCATCTCCAACATAGAACGAATCTTTCTTGTTGAAATGCTTAATCTCTCTCTCAAAGAGAGTTGTTTCTGGTTTGTGAGTTTTACCGCCGATAATTGCTGTAACAGGAACATTCAAATCTGAAACAACTTTCTTAATCTGTTCAATCTTCCATTCCTTTGTTTGATCAGTTAAGATAACAATTCTGTAGCCTTTCGCAGAAAACTTTCTTATTCTCCCAGGCACAGATGGCTGTGTATATGTCCAATCATCGGCGTCCTTAGGAAAACGACGATTGTCTTTTGGTTTCACAAGTGTACCGTCAAAATCAAAGACTGCCACTTTTTCATTGTAGTTGTATCCATCAATTACCTCCTTAGAGGGATAATATATTACTGAGTCCTTCATTTTTCACCTGTTAGAGAGGCATCAGATTATTTGTTTTCAAATTTATTTTTAGAGTTCAAGCTCTTTCACTTGCCATCTTGTGCCAAAGCAGATAATATGACTGTATAGCTGGTTTCTAGCATTGATTAGTTCTCTGTCTGCTTCTGCGTCAGCTTCCTCAACATCTACTTTGCGTATATTCACTAGTAGACCTTCTTTATAATCCTCGGCGCTGATTGTGGTAATATCAGGAAGTACAACCGCTATCTCTTCGCGAGTTAGTTGATATCTACCACAAATGAGTTTCTCAGTTCCAGGATGAAATTCAATATAAAATAGAGCATCTGTTCCCTCTACCTCAAAATAAACCTGAGGAAGTGAAGCTGGACAATCTTTTGGCAGATATAGATTCTTGCCGAGATCTTTCAATGCTCGGATTCTCTTTTCGCTCCAATAGTTGATTAAAACGGTATGATAAAAAAAATGCTGTGAAAATTGTTCTAGATTCCCCAAAGGAATACTCAATTCTGGTGTAAGAGGCCAACTATCCTTCTCGGAGCTTTGAAGCAAATCTCTCCACTTGATCAGATAATTTGTTGTTCCGTTACATGTTGCTATAATATTACTCCATTTCAGATCGGCTGCGGATACTGCCTCCATCTCTTTGATATTTGTTTTGCGTAAAGTCTTTGAGTGGTGTTAAAACCCACCCCTCAACCTTAGCACCAAATGAAGAGTTGACTCTTTTTGAATATTATAATCAGCGAGAGTGCGTCCATCTTCAAGCTGTTTTCCCGCAAAAATCAGTCTCTGCTGATCGGGAGGAATTCCTTCTTTGTCCTGAATCTTCGTCTTCACTGCATCAATTGTGTCGCTTGCTTCAACATCAAGAGTAATAGTTTTGCCAGTTAGCGTTTTCACGAAGATTTGCATATCACTTATTAAACTGTAATAAGAAATAAACTTTAAACTGGGAAGATTTATTGTTTCTTAAAAAAGAAAACACTTTGATATCCGTTTTCACTATTGTACGGAAGGTCCTTATCGGGCTGTAGAATTTCTAGCAGAGAATACTTATCCGTGATAGTTGTTACGTAATTATAATTACGCATGGCATCTAACATATTGTAATCATTATGACCCATTCTTTCGGTGATATTATCTTTCAATTTCTTATGAGCTATTAAATGTTTATTAACACCGAGAACAAATGATTGTCGATCTCTGCCTGTAAGCATAATCTCATCGATTCTCCTCAAATGTTCTTGCAGGGCTTCCTGTGTTTGAATCGCTTCACTGCTATTCAGACTATTTTCTTCTTTGAATCGTCGCAATTTACTTTCTAGCCTTTGTTTCTCGTCAAAAGAATCAAGGCGACCAAGTGAACCGGCAAAAATACCGCTTTGGATGAGTTGTCTGTTTCGCTGTGCGATGAAATAATAATAGAAAATACGGAAATATCTCACAAAATCACGGAAGTGTTCGTCTGAGGATTCAGTTGGATCGCAAATTTCTTGGAATTTTTTGCTTAATATGCTCCATACGACTTCTTGGTAATTCGCCGCATCATTTGTATAATTTTTGGTGGTTGCTTCTCTTCCGTATGTTCTGCTGAGCCAGTCTTTTCTTTCAGCAAAAGAACCAACGAGCTGACGGGATATCATGTGAGGAGCATACTTGGGATAAGGAATTATATTAAGTGACTCACTGGAATAAACAATTGGCGAAGGGAGGACTACATCGCGATCAAGCTTAATTTGAGGAGGATTTTTAATGATTTCATTCTCAAGGAATGCCCAAACAGTTCTCACATTATCAAACTTCTGAAATTTTGGATTACGATCTGATCCTCTTACAGGTTGATTTATTACAAAAGTGAGACTTTGTTGTAGATATTCTCCCATGTAAGAGTCATTTGTCATGATAAGATCTTCTAGCTTTTTCGCAAGATAAACCAAATCAAAATCAATACGATCAATAAATCCTGCGGGAGGCGCTTTACCGTTTGTAAGACGAATTCTACCAACTTGTTCCGCTGCTTCGCATACACAAATATGCATAACATTGTAATACATTGATCTGAGTGATAAATGACTAAAAACAAGGTCGTTTAGGAGATAATCTGTAGAAAAAGAAGCAACTGGTCGTTCTAATTTGGATCCGAATTTGCGGTCTGCCATGACAACCATAGCCCAGTAAGGAATACGAGGAATTTGATAACCGATAATAATAATTTGTTGAATTGAGTATTTTACTAGACTTTGAACACCTCCGTAAAGGCCAAGAGCAACCATTCCTTTTGCCAAGATAGGCCAGCTAATTGGAAAACCAATGGCGGTAGCAGCTACAATTCCGGTAGCAAGAGCACCAATAGCCGCATCACCGTAGAGCCATTTTCCAATACTAGTAAGTTTATTTCCTGCTAGAAGCCACGAAGCCACATTAGTTGTAGTTCCGAATATTCTTTCTTTCAATGTTCTTCCTCCTCTTTGATTTCTCCTTTGATTTCTGCTATGTCTCTTTCTGGTAGAACGAGAAGCACTAACGAATGTAGTTGTTGATGGTGATCCAATTGCTGTTCTCATATTGACATTATTAACTCCAGCAATAACTGAAGATCTTCCATCATCATTCTTAACGGAAATTGCTCTTGCTCTACTCGCACTGTTTCCAATATTGTCATTTGCTTCGCTACTAGCTTCGGAATTACTTCTATTACTTTCATCAATTGGAGCCGCAGCAGCAGGATTAAAAAATCGTCCAATAGTACCAAACAGACCAGTACCGGCTCCCGAATCAACAGCAGCAGCAGATACTTCAGCTCTATCTGCAGAAATTTGATGTCTATACAGCTTTAATTCGTCTTTATCACTAATGTTACTTTCATCAACGGGAGGCTGAGGCATAAAAGTTTGTTGGACAAAGGCAGCGGCATTCTGTACTGTTCGTACTGGTCTAGCGCGAATTTCAGGCTGTGGAAATGGTGGATAAACTGGATTTTTCTGTCCTTTAACAAAGGGATCTGCTGGAGGCAACCGGAAATTGGTGGCGTTGACATTTTTTTGGAGAGCTTCATCGATTTGAGGGAATCTATGCAAGACAGTTTGTAGTTTATCCAATTGCTCAATCGGAGATCCTTTCATTATTTCAATTAGTTTCTTACATTTGGAATCTGGATCAGATATCTGCGAAAGTTGATTTTCAATTTCAGTAAGTCTAGCAAGACGATCTTCTTCTAGCATAACTGCCCTTGCTGAATTTTTGGCTGTTTGACGAACTAAATCCTCTTTACTCTCAAACGTTTGGTAGGATAGAGGTTTTTTCACAAGATCATCATTATATGGATTTTTCTGATAATACTTTTGTAAGTCGCTAATTGTTACATTAAGTAGTTCTTCTAATTCACCATCTACCTTCTGCTTCTTTGCTAGACGGGGAATGCTAGCTTTTACAATATTAGAATTAACTACCAATTCAGAAGAAATTGGTTTTGAAAGAAGATCAAGTAGAACCGCATATGAATTATATGCTGTCTTTAGTTCTTCTAAACCTGGTCCATCCATCTCACTCTACTATTATGTGAGAAGCAAAAAAAATGTTTATTTATTAGCCTGCTGATACTGGCTTCTATTGGTGGACAGTTTCAAAGGTATCTTCTTCTAGCAGGGTTGCCAGAATGCCATGAGCCACTTCTTTCTTTTCTTCTTGTTTCATTACCATTCTCATATCCATATTGAGATCAGCCTCAAAGGTGAAGCAAAGAGAATGGACTTTCACCTGCGATTTCTGTCCTATCCGATGTGCCCTTCCGATAGCCTGTTGGATGACAGCGGGATTCCAGTGTTGCGTATAGAGGACAACACGGGAACAGAATTGTAGATTGAGACCTGCTCCACCTGCTACCCATTGGACCACGTAAGCGACATTATTGTTTCCTCTTTCTACTTCTGTTCTTCCCTCATCAATATTCTTCTGTCTTTCACCAAAGGAGACACCACCATCCAGGACGTAAGTGTTTGTATATCCGAGATCCGTGAGTAGTTCCGCGACAAGTTGAATTTCCTCTGCGAATGTACAGAAAACGATTGTGGGTTCAATAGGACTAGAAATGACAAGATTTTCAAGAGCAACGGTTTTGCCACTCTTGCGTCCTTCCCAGTCTCGCCATTTGAAGTATACACCCTTCTTGGCTTTCATGGAATTGTTATAGACCTTCGGATGAGCCATTGCTTGATTTACGCGCAAGAACATCTCAAGTAGGATAAATGGAGCCGTCTTTGTCTTCTTTGCCCACTCAATGTTTCCTAGCAGCCTATCCAATAGCTTCTTCTCTTCATCGCTCACAGTTTCGCACTTTATTGTGTCTCGCAGATAAGGAGAAGGCACACCGGGAAAGTCAGTATCGCGCAGATATTGATAAGTTCGTCGCAGCAAGCAGTCGTGGACAAGAACGGACAGCGAATCGGCCATTTCTCCATCACCCAACCAGTTGAATAGATTGACTAAATCTGAGATATCGTTTTGAAAAGGAGTACCTGTAAGAAGCCAACGTGTCACAGTCTCAGGTAATTTCATGAGGCATTCGTATCTTTTCGTTCCTGTTCCATTCCTCATGTTTTGAGCTTCGTCGCAGACAACTCTGCCCCATGGATTCTTATCGTGTAGAAACCCTTTCTTACATGAGCTAACAAATCGGTCATAGCTAATGATGTAGACATGATCGGATCGTTTTGTACTGGTATATTCTTTCTTCCATCCATTCTTCTTGGTATCCTGTTTCACATGGACAGAAATATCTGCTTTGATGAGCGCTTCTATCCACGTCTGGATGAGAGACGCTGGGACCACGAGAAGTGTTTTACGAATTGTCCCATTGAGAAGCAAACCGATGAGCTGCCATGTCTTTCCGAGCCCCATATCGTCAGCCAAGATACCACCGCGAAAGTGGGACGCATTTTTCAGCTCTCTTTCTTGTAGCCAACGAACACCTTCTTCTTGGTGCGGTAGATATACGAATCCCTCGTAAGGGATCTTTAAAGGATCCATTACGTCCATTTGATTGTCTATCTTGATTTCCATTTCATAGCCTAGACATGTCTTAGGGCGGCAAGGGGGTTCAAATTTATGCGTGGACAATATGGACAAAAAAAGCAGACAAAGAAGAAAAGTAATTTACTCAAATTCAGGTTCTGGCTCTTCCAAGCAGCCTCCGTATCCCATATGTCCTTGCTGGTTAAGATATCCACAAAGACAGCCTTCGCATCCCGGTTTACCATTCGGCCATTCCATTATTTCTTCTTCTTTGGAAGCTTGTTCTTTTGCCAGAAACTCGCTAAATATATTAATAGCAGTCATCTTTTTATTGCTTTCTTCCAGCATACTATCCAACTCAAGCTTGAGGATTTCTAGCTTTTTTTGAAGGTTATCGTGGTCAACTTTGAGACCCGTTATCTGATCCTGTAGGAACTTCTCCCTAGTCGTATCGGTGGTATTGCTCAGATTCTCCATTTTTGAATTGCTTGCTTGTATTATTTACTCTCACATACTTTCATACAGGTATAAATAACTCAAATTTTTTCAGGAGCGGTTAAAGAAGCATCAACCATGCTAGAGGCCCAAGAAGCATAAAGCCGGCTATTCTCCCCGTAAGCGAAAAAAAGGCACCAGGTCCATCTTCACCAAAATGTTCTTTTGTAGCGAACGGATATTCGAATAGACAAATTAACAGAATAATGACAAAAAAAAGGCAAACCCTTTTCATTCTATTTTAGACAAGTGATTAGTAAGCGACTGTCATATCATTCAAGAAGCCGACGAGTCCAAATGATATTTGCGGTTATTATTAATCCTGCTGTCGAAAAGGATGCTATTTTCTCGCTCAATGAAGCAGGCATAGGTTTATTATTATGTTTTTTAGTTCTTCCAGCACAATTTTTGATATTTGCTTGATATGCCATTCCACATGTTATATAAAGCAGTACTATTAAGATAACACTACTCATGACAACACTGAAGCCATGAGTAATTGTATCTAGTATTGTGTCATCCATTATAGCCGCTTACACTATTCTCTCTTTTGTTCATTGATTTCAAATTTATAGGGCGTAAGTTTAGTTACACTGGACAAAAAAAACTAGTTTCCTAGCTCGCTTTTTTGTATTTTTTATTATTCTTTTCTTTTTGAAATTAGACCTTCAGACCCTTCATCTTGATATAGCGGTTGATTGAACCGTAAAAGCCATCTCGCGTGAATTTAACTGCGTCACGACCACTTCTGTTATTTAGCTTGTATCCACAGACAGAAATTTGGCGATACTCTGTCCACGCACTAACAGAAGTATGTACGCTACCATCCTGATCGATGATATTGTACTTCTGTGTATACTCCTTGTCTATGAGAGCAATTTTTCCTTCAAAGAAGAGACCGTTGACCTTTTGCCATACCTGCTCGCCATCTTTGAAGATCAGATATAATGGATATGGTATGCGCACAGTTGTCTTCTTAGGCGTTATCGTATTCTTCTTGGGCGACGGAGGCAGTGGTAGATACATAGCTTCGGCAATGCTTTTCTGTAAATCAGAAAGCTTTTGCTGATCTTCTATCTTTTGCCTCGCCAACACATCCAGAGTACTTTCAAACCTAGAAAGATTATCCAGAAGCTCAACCCGTTTCTGATGTATGTAGCCTGTTTCTTCGTTTCGCCTTACCATCCCATTCTTGAGGTTCACCACCATTTCCTTAAGAACAGGAACCGTTGTTTGGATTGCGAAAGTCATTTTTCTCATTGAAATTGCTGAAATCATTGCTTTTATTACTGTCTTATTATGGGAACAATAATTGTTGATATCCGAAAAGGCGTTCAATTTTATTGAATGTGGATTTTACTTGACGATAGGACTGGGAGGTTTACAAAAAAACTATCTTAGTTTCTTTGAATTTTTGTTGTCTTTTAATTTTTTATAGGGTTACTGAGCAGCTTGGATGCCTTGAAGAGCAGCGCGACGGCGATTCTCCATCTGTACGATAGTAGGAATGCTAGTTAGCCAATGTTCCGGAGACCTGTGATCAAAATCGTCGCTAGATACGGACTTTGCTGGCTGGAAGTCGTGATTTTTTACAACGACAGCGGAAGCAGGGATAGCATTCTGTTTCTTGGCGATCTTTCCTGCCCGCATCTTTTCAGCACGGACCTTGTTCATGTTATCATAGTTAAGCTTCTCCTCGGGACTCATGGACGCGATTTTGGCATCCTTTACCGCCTTCTTAGCTTCCTTGGATAGACTGAGGAGTGAAGGAGTCTTGTTCTTGCTTCCCTTGGGACGGCCACGGGTCTTGGGAGTAGATGGCGAGACTGGTAATGGTGGATACTCGGTGCGTTCCTCAATCGCAACGAGAGTAGCGGATGGGATATCAATTCGCAGTGGTACCGCCGCAACAGTAGCGGATGGGATATCAATTGGTATTGGTATTGCCGCAACAGGATTTGCTACAGATTTCCGAGTCAATGAGAAACAGAGCTCAGCTGCCTTTTCGGCATTAATCTTTGCTTCAAAGAGACATTGGAGTGCTTCCGCTATCTTCTTTTCTGCTTCAATTCCGGCTGACTCTGCTGTTCGGAACTGAATCTCGGCTGCCATGACGTTCTGCTCCGCATTTGCTGCGGCGGAAAAGATGCGATGGCGATCTTCGGAAGAAGTCTCATTCACCATTGCGAAAGTCTGATTGATTGATTGTGCCATTTAGTCTGATTGCGAAAAGCTGATTACATTACTCGTTGTGGATCTATTACTGCTGACCCAATTAACTATCAAGGTTAAACTGCTATCAATTTTTTTGTTGTGAGATGTTCATAGTGTAAGATATACCATCTTCAAGCAAAAAAAGCTCTGTTCCATACAGATGCTTTTTCGTAAGGTGGGGTTAGTTTAGTTGGGGTTTTATTGTTTTACCGTTGTTTTCACAAAATCTGGCTTATATATCACGATCCAGCCAATAGCAGATCCTTCTAGGACTGGCATGATACGGCCAGAATTCCCGCTTTGACCCCATGACAAGTCTTTAGATTTCTTAGTCTCCTCAAGAGAGCAAATCTGACGGCAGTATCTGTAGTGAAAGTGAGAATCACCTTCACCTCCGTTCTCTCCGCACAAATTCATTATCGCAGCAGTCTTCGTGAGTGCATTCTTGGACCAGGTTTTCGCAAGATCAGAATTTTCAAATACTTGTGAGAATCTGACATCTGTATTGATACCCTCTTTAGCTAATTCGTACTTTTCTTCGTCCTGATCATGTATGTAATCAAGCTCAGCATGACCAGCAGTAAGCAACCTTTTCTCATGAACCAAGTTTCCGATATTTAATGCCTCTTTCTCTTTCTTCAGACAAGCCGTCTCCAGATTCTTCGTCATGAAGACAGTAGGTACCTTGAAGTGTGGATATTGCTTGATATTCCCCAGCATGCGTGCAGTTAACTGGTATGCGGTATCTGCCTCATT